GTTACCGAGGAGACGGAAATGAGTTACTTCCCAGTTCTCAAGGGTACGATTGCCAAGGGTCACCCAGCGATATCGCACGGCGAATGGATCGTTGGGGTCGTAGTTCTCTTCTCTCTCAATCTCGTTGACAGGGATGGGAAACGCGTTGATGACGCCATATTGGGGCGACACGTCGTTGTAGAGAAAGAAGTCTCCATATTTGACAAGGTTACGGGCCCAAGAACGAAGATTAAATTCGACGTTGAGAGTATTATAGAAGAGATCTTCCAGGATCTCTTTGATCTTTTCGTTGTCGGAATAGATGTGTAACGCACGACCCTTATCGTCTTGCGCGACTGTTTCGTCCGCGTAAATATCCATTGCGGCAGCGATTTCGGGTGTGTTGTGAGAGATAACGGTGTTTGTTGCGAAGTTTTTATATCCGTCTACCGTCAAATCGAAAAGAGGAATTACTCCATGATATTCTATAGAGACTACCTTGAGGTTTTCGTAGTTCTGAGAAAACTCTGTATAGTTTTTATATCCGTTCTCAGAAAGACGCTTGACAAGAACAGTCGTAGTCGTATCTAAAGAATTAGCTAATTCTTTCTTCGACATGCCTTTAGAAAACGCCGAACAAATTTTATCGAATGTAATAGTCTTGTTATATCTGTGATTATTCTCGCCTTGATTATTCCATCCTGCGTTATGCCAATCTGGGTTATAGGCTTTTGCAAATGTCTCAAAATTTTGATAACCGTGCTTACGAAGTTTGCGTTTGATTACGTTAAGGTCTGTATCAAGTACTTCACAGATTTTTCTTGAATTAAACTTAACTCTTTCCGCAATTTCGAGTATTCGCCCGAATGTGATGTCTTTTCTTTCGGCGGGGTTATTTTCTGTCATGAACCTGGAATGACAGATTTTAAACTGCTGAATCCAATCGGCGTTTTGCTCTGACCACTTAGCACCATTAAGGATCTCTGCGTGTAATCTGCGATGGTCTTCGTCAAACATTACCTGCAAATTTTCAGGTCTATTATCGTATTTAATAAAATTTCTATGATGGACAACCTCATCATCTATCAAGGGTGATCCTTTTAATATTTCGCCGATGACGCGATGTTCAGCAACCCAACCGTTCATTTTAGAACGTCGATCCATCGTATAAATCCAACGATAACCATCTCCTTCTTCTTTGCAACCATTAAAAAGGTCGCGACGGTAAAATGGCATCATCGCATCGTCACATTTTAAATCTTCAATTTTGCAAAATGTTCCGTCTCTTTTCATAAGACGATGGTTGGGAGTTCCAATAATCTGTTGACCATTGTCAAAAGTAACGGTATAAGCATGATCAATTCTAGTTTGACGGGCTTGTTTACCTAAAGCCGGAACAATTCTACCTAGGTTGTGATCATATGCATAAACTAAAAACTGTTTGTCTAGATTTTCTTCACATTCTGTGGCAAGGTCTTTTATCTTTTTATATCCCCCTGGCACGGCGATTAACGTGTCGCCGTGAAGGCAATATTCCATCTCGCTAAAATCCTGATATCTCATCAAGCGTTCAGAGAGGTTATACGCGTTCGCTGTTATTGTTGCGTAAGAAGGAGCTAAAGATTTTTGAAATAGTAACGCGCCTGAAGATTTCGTTTTGTCGGCAACTGCGATAGTAGTGTCGAGAGTTCTGAGCTTGCGTTTTACTACAGGACCACTTTTAAAAAGTTTCGATAATCTTTGAAATAACGATTGCGGTTCTTTTTTTATCATGATTTCTTGCCTCTCCAGTTAGGGAGATGGCTCTTCTTTCGTTAGTTATAATACTAAAAAAATGATCGTATACTTTTTATGCTCCTACGACGGCTTTGGTTGTCGGTTTTACTGAAACCTTTTTTTCATCCCCGGAAGCCACAGCTGTCGAAGGTGGAGTCTTAGGACCATCGACGTACTCCATTGGTGAAACTACTATTCTTTTCAAGATTTTTTCGGTTTCTAATAAATGCTTGTCTAGCGCAACTGCACTTGCGTCGGCGCTAGATTTTGCTTTTGCAGATGCTACTGATTTAAAAGACTCGATTGCTTTAAGAAGCTTGCTAGCGTTTTGAGCCATTGCGGCAGCCTGATCTTCACGATCGCCTTCCTTCAAAACTTTAACTTCTTCTGAAATAATTCTTCTTAGTTGCGAAATTGTTATCTTTGGCATATCGATTCCTTAACTTTAATAGATATTCTCTTCAAGCTATAAATTTATCTATATAGCCAAGAAAAATCTGTAACGTCAACATGTTTAATTTGAGAAGGGTCTTTAGGCTTATGCGCTTCTCTCGGATTGAATCCACTCATCATCGCATTGGGAACAGGTTTAACTGATTTAATATCGCCTGGCATATTATTTTGTTGTTCAACCTTCGTCGCTTTTAACATCGCATATGCTAATGCTGTTGCTTGTTCATTCGCTATAGAGTCTCCTGCAACCAGCCATGCAGCGATTGCGAGACTCATGATAAGGTCATCATGAGCATCTTTGGCAGCTTGAGCCCGAGCGCCGTTCCAGACGAAAGCTTGCAATTGGTCGTATAGGCGTTGCGAATAAATCTTAATTTTATTGTTTCTAGCCAGTTCTTCTAGTTTCGCCAATATTTGGCCTCGCGTTTTTGTTTGCGTTGAAAAACCAGGTACCGCGTTGGGGTCTGTTGGTCTAAATTCGAATGGGTCTCCCGCCGCACCTTGGTAATATAGTCTCGGATAACCGCTATCTCTTAATTTGACGCAAGTAAAATAACCAAAAGTATTTTGTTCTGGGCATATTAACGCGTCGTTATATAGCTTTCCGTATTCGAATAATAAGTCTGCTAATTTATCTGGCGGTATTTTGCCCATATACTCTGCAACAACTTCGCAAGTTGAATTATCGACAACGTGAAATGTTGAAAAATCTCCGGCGTCTCCTCTCGCTACATCCGAGGCAATAACATATTTGCTGCCTGATTCGGGTCGTCTCCATATCCAAACAGCCGACTGAGGACCGATTTTTTCTAATGGCGGGCGAATTGACTCTCTTATGGTTTCAAGGTCGCTTGGCTGTAGAAACGTATCTCCCGATGAGATAAAGTCGCAAAGAAACTCTTGGGCTACCTTGCGCTTCGGTAAATTCTTTGTCTCTTTATCTAACCAATCTTGATCATGTTCTGGGTGGACCCACCAAGGAAGCTTGATGGTATTGAACTCATTCTGTTTCGTTTCGCCGTCCATCCAGAGACGATAGTATTGACCGCCGACGCCATTGGGAGTAGAGATAATGATCGCATTGCCGCCAGTGGACAAGGTGGGATATAGACCAGTCCAGATGTCTTCAAAGTCTCTAATAAATGCAGCTTCATCGACGATCAATAGAGAGAGCGCTTCTGAACGACCGGCGTCTGGCGACGTTGGAATAGCGTTAATTTGTGAACCATTATCGAATCTAATAGCTTGTTTGGTAGGCTCGAATTTAGTAAGAAGTAACCACTTTGGTAAGCCATCTAACATGATTTTCACTTTTTTAATGAAGTTCATTGCCGTAGATAACTTAGTCGCAATAACTAAGACGTTTTTATCTTTTTTGAAAATCGCAAACCATACCGCGTATGCGGCAGTAACAGTTGATAATCCCAATTGGCGAGACTTAAGAACTATGTTGAAACGATTTTCTTCAAAGTTCTTTACACAGTCATCTTGAAAATCGTAAGTTTCAAAAGGAATAAGTCCACGCACAGTGTGCTGGATTTTTACGTAATTTTTCATAAAGTAGACCGGATCTTTTCCACATCGTACGATCTCCTTTATTTGTTCGTTTCTGGTAAGGGGTTGCGTCATGCTATTTCGAAAGAAGTCTTTCTGCGAATATAGGCTGTTCTTTTCGGATTGTGAACGTTAAATCCGATTATTTCGACTGACGTCGTAGTGTTGTATTCGCTCGTCGTTAAGGTTTCACCTGACAGATCTTTATAGACTTCCTTTACTCGCTTAAGGACTTCTGCAATAACGCCACGTGATTCTTCTTCGTACATTCGCTTCATTAATACCATTTCTTTTTCAGAAGCAAAATTGACGACAGCTTGATAAGAAGCTACTAAAACGTCGCCAGCCAAAGAAAATTTCACAGAATATGATGCGGTCTTAGGCGTAGATGTGCGGCCCCACGTCGTGTCTATGGCTTGGCCTAATGCATTGTAATCGATTTTAGGCATAGTATCTCCAACACTTAAATATACAGCTCTTATTCGAAGACGATATGAGGATTAATAAAAAACCGTTTTTTAACGGCTTTTTCTATTTTATCTTTGTCTGGTCTCCATCCATTTTGCCATTCTGTTTTATGAGAATAAACCCATGTATCAGCACAGGCGCTACAGCAACCAAACGTTTTATAAGTTTTTTCATCTTCTTTGTTGCTAAAACTTATTTCACAAATATCGCAAAATAATGGCATGCTTTTATTTTCGCAATTATCAGGTATTATCAAAGAATATCCGTTTTTATAGCAAATTTTTCTATTTTTGGGATAAGACGACCATTCACTCATGTATCAACTCCAAAAACGACTTTTGAGTCTTTTTCGTTTTTTGTTATTTCTAAGACGTGATCGACAACATCTTTCACGCCATCAACGTGCGTAATAATCAATATTGTCTTAAAGTATTTTTTTAAAGATGTCAGCAACCTATTGCAGGCTTCAACTGAAGAATCATCTAAAGTACCAAAACCTTCGTCTATAATAAAGATGTCGGGTTTTGGTAACGTCGATATGTTGATCATCGCGACGCGGATGGCTAATGATGCAATCGTTTTTTCCATGCCAGAGCAAAGCTCTACGATACGTCGTGAATCACCATAGTTGATGTAAATTTCAGAAGAATCCGTGCCTTCATCATTTTCTAATTCAATTGTAAAATCTACTATGCCATGTAGAATTTTTGCTATTTCAGTATTGATGATTGGTAACTGTGATTTGATAATAATAAGAGGAATGCCTTTCTTAGAAAAAGCGCCAGTTACTAATTCGTGAACTTTCATTTTTTCTAACAAACTATCTCTTACATTTTTTTCTTCTTCATACTTTTCTAAGCTAGCCGCTAATCTACCTTTTTGAGTGGCTGCAGCTAATTTTTGTGCAGAGAGAGCATCAACGTCGTCAGAAATAATTTCTATTTTTGACCTTAGGAAAACAACTTCTACATTTTCTTCGTTTTTTAAGGCTTCTTGTAGGTGTTTTAATCGTTGTTTGGTTTCTTTTAATTCATTGACCTGAGAATCATAACTGACGCGATGTTTCTCGAGTGCAGCTTCTCTCTTAGAAGATTCTAGAAGTAGTTTGTTTTCTAATTCTAAAAGTTTTTCTAATTTTTCTAGTTTATCTACGACATTTTCTTCTTTTAGTTTATCTAAGGAACTCGCGGCTGATTTTAGTTTTTCTTTTGCTAGTTCTGTTTTCTTCGTTTGTTCTACCACCTTAGTCTTGCTGATATGAGCGTCTTTGATAAATTTGCATGTCGGATACTCATCTCCACAAGGTACTTCATCTAAGATTTTTAAAGATTTTTGGTGTTGCTTCAAAGAAGTTTCTTCTTTGTCGTAAGCGTACTGTAACGTTTGTATCGTAGATTCGAGGCTTTTATAAGCGTCGCGACGGAGTTTTAGATCTTTGATGTCATTTTCTTTTTTTACTGAAGAAATTTTATCTAACTTTTTTGAAGAATCTAAGATTTCGATGTTTAATTTCTGTATTTCTTTTTCACAATTATTGACTAGCGTTTCCAACGATGATATTTGTCGTTGATGTGCTTCAACTTGGTTTTTTGTAACTGGCGTTATATCTTTGTGTTTAGCTAGCTCAATCTGTAACGTCGATTGATCGTGCTGTTTTTCTTTGATAAGCTGTGTTAATTCTTCGATTAATTTATTCGCATCGTTGATTGAGTTTCTTGTCGTTTCAAATAGGTTTTGCCAATCTCTATCAGGACAATTTTTTAATTGCGATTTTAAACTTGTCAATTCTTTATTTGCTAATTCGTGCATTTTATCAAAGATATCGAGATCCAGAAATTTCGATAACACAGCTCGACGTTTTGTGGAGCCTTGAGAGATAAAATGATTGGTTTCACCTTGCGCCGCTAAAGAAGTCATCATAAAATCTTCTTGGTTTCCGATTAGCGCGCGAATTACTTTTTCTGTGTCGTTTCTTTGTTCGCCAGCCAAATCTTCTGCTTCGCCGTCTTCCCTAATCTTAAAAACGTTTAATGAGGTTGAGGCGTTTATAATGCCTTTTTTATTTTCTGTTTTCGAAGTTTGTCTTTCAACAATATAGTCAGTCCCATCGTGGTTAATGATAGTTTTCGAGGAACAATACGGTTTTCTAATGTTACAAACGTGAATATTTTTTACGGGTCCGCGGTCCGTAGCGTTAAAGAGAGAATACATCAAAGTACCGACTATCGAAGATTTGCCAGCTCTATTCGGTCCAAAAACACCGACTATACCACTTAAGTTGTCGAAATTAATTACGTTGTCTTGTCCGTATGCAAACATGTTATCAAACTTGAGATAACGTAACGACCATTTTGAATTTCTAGTAATATCATCCTGTGCAGTGACGTTTAAAAGACAATTTTTGACTTGTTCAGCGAGCGTTTCCCACTCGGGCCGAGATATTTGCGCGCTAGAATAATAGTCTTTTATTAACTTTGTTAAAACATCTGGATTTCTTAGATCGGCTTTTTCAAGCGTCGATGAGCCTGTTTTAATAACTGATTTATCTACAATAAAATCTGATTTAAAAGTTACTTCTGTGGCTAACTTTGCATTTTTTAACGTTTCACTAATTAATTGAAAATCCTTTTGCCCAAGAGCATCAGAGGATCTAATCCTAAAACGAGAACCGTCCGGGTGGATAGAAGCTGTCGTCAATAAATCCTTGGTTGAACCGTTCCATTGAATAGTCACATAAGGCTTTGGATTGGGTAATTTCTTGAAACTGACGTCCCAAGTTCTTTGATCATCAATTTCCCAAAGCAAATAACCATGATCTAATTCTTCTGCATAATTTTGTTGAACTGGCGTGCCGGGATAGGATATCCACGGTTTCTTTTTTCCATTTAAACAATCTCGATATCCGAGATGTTGCATTTGGTGAATATCCCCGAGCATGACGAAAGGATAATCTTTAAAAAACTCAAGATTCATTCCTTCCATTTCCCACCCTACTTCAGTTTTAGATCCCTGAACCGGGCCATGATAGCATGCGATATTTACTTTTCCACTTTGCGGTTTAACTTCATTCCAGCCCTCTTCATCAAAAAGTGAATATACACACCAGTTATATCCTGGATGAAATTCATATATACCACTCTTTTTGTATAGGTGGACGTCAGGATTATTTAGAGCTTGTACTATAGGCGAAACTGCATCTTGTCTCGAAAGATTAACTAAATTACCATCGTGATTTCCTAGAGTTAGATGAACTGGCGCGATCTTTGCCATCGAGTCTAACCACCATGTTAATTGATCAATATATTCTGGTGAAATACCTGTAGTTTTTGTGTGAAAAATATCACCGCCTACAAAGATGTGATCAACTTTATTCTTTTTACAATCTTTGATGAATGTAGAAAAAATTTCTCTATATTCATCATGTCGACTTAAACCACGCCAATGAATATCGGCAGTGTGAGCAATTTTAACCATCAATTAATGATATATTAAAACTATAACATTGTTCAACTATACGGCAGTCGCCGCTGCGGTCGCTGCGGTTGCAGCGACGACTTCGGCAGCTTGTATAATCTCTGCGACCTCTTCAGCACCTCGTGCTAATTCGACACCTTTAACTGCAGTGGCTCCACCTTCAACGAAGCCGAGAAGAGATGCGCCGGCCTTTAGTACGCTGATTAGACCGTTAATCGCAAAATAAATTAACAATGCTTTATAAACCAAGCCTTCTGTTTTTTTGCGGGCTCCCGTTTTATCTGCGTCAATTTTAAAATCTTCGTATGACAATAACTCTTGCTTGGAAGAAACGTGATAACCTTTTTTGTTTAAAAACTTGTAGATTTCGTACGATAATCTATCGGGAATTACATAATCAACAACTTTTTCCTCAAGCGCGTGGGCTACATGCTCTGCTTTTTCAAATAACTCCGCCACTTTAGTTGCCTTAAGATAAGTCGCTAATTTGCGCAATCCTTTAAACAGCAAAGGTAAACCTCCAACGATTGCTAGACCAAAACCCAATATAGTTTCTGGTCCCATTTCGTTTAAAGTTTCTTGTTGTCGAACATACTCGCTGGTATTTAATATCGAATACACTTCGCCCATGGCTTTTTCAGATTTTTGTAGTTGTTTTGCAGCGTCGTGAACGGGTCCTTCCAGGTCTGCTTGTACTATAGACAAAGAAGCTTCCTTCTCTAGGCTCTTGGCTTTTCTTAGCACGTCATTAAGAGACAAAGATTCGCCAGATTGTTTCATACCTTCTTTAACAGCCGATATGATGAGATCTAGTCCTTCTGGTTTTTCTTCTAATGCAACAATTTTTTCATTAATTGTACTCGCCCATTCTACTGCGACTGATTTGAATTTTTGAGTAACGTAATCAGAAAGTTTTTTTACGCCATTTTTAACATCATCCCATAAACCCTCTTCGATAAGATATTTTCTTTCAATTTCTTCTTGAATGATCCATCGAAGACGAGCTTCTGATATGACGCTATTACGAGTTGCGTTCTTCATCGTTTACTAAATATTACAATTTAAGACTAATTTCCATAGCTTTCTTCAAGCGATCGCCGAATATATCGTTCCACTCTAGCGGTCGAGCGTCCGATAACGCCTTTTCGAACTCGGCCTTTGACATATTGCCGGGGTCTCCCCAGGGCCTAACGTCTACAACGACCACATCGACGTCGTACTCTTGCAGTTTCTTTACTATCCTCGGCATCTTCTTGTTCCACATGTCTCCGTCGAGAGCCAGAGCGACTGGTGTATTATGTAAGAGAATTTGGTTAAGAACCTCGTGACGTTCGTCGAGGTCCGATCCTAATAACGCCGTTGTGTTTTCTGGACATTTGACGAGGTCGAAAGGGCCTTCGACGAGCGTGAGTCGCTTTGTCCAGTCTATGTTAATCTCGTTGAATACGACAGGATTTTTGTCGACGTCCGGATTGTCGTACTTGGGCTTTTTGTCTTTGTCAATCGCTCGGGCGACGAAGTAATTCAAGTCTCCTTTCGAATCGAAGGATGGCATAATGACCCTGCGCTTCCATCTAACCTCGTCCGACACGCCGAACTTAAAATACCAGGCATCTCTGTCAGTTAAGCCCCGCGAGTAGACATATCGCCAAGCCGCTTTGACGTCAGGATCCACGTCGTTCGCCAGGGTCAATAACCTAAAGTCTTTAGGTAACTCGATCTTCTGGACGACCTCCGCGTCGGCAGTTATTAGGTCAGACCTACCACCTTGTCCAGTTAATTCGCGATATGCATTGAGGTGTTCTTGCGTCCCATATTTCCGCAATAAAGGAGCGAGGCTCCTAGCCTTCCAACCACATACCCAACAGTGAGAGACGCAGCTGGGCAAAAGAATCGAAAGTTTCTTTTTTTGTGCGTCTAAAGGATTACAAATTGGACATTTAATATCAAAATTATTATTTTTTGATAATCTTCCTTTTCCAAAAACTGATTCAATCAGTTTGACTAGGCTCGTTAACGATACCATTTAACGCTTCTTCTCTTTCTCGTCTTTTTCTTTCTGCTCTTT